TTCAAACTGTTCAATAGCATCGTTAGTATCGTATGCAAGTTCTATTGCACCTAACGCTTGAGGATAACAACCTTCAAGTACATATTGATGAAGAATTGTATCATCTCTATCTAACTGTTGAACAATCATATCTACTCTGTAATCAGCTGGATTGGTTGCACCAGTATTATTAACTAAGTCATTAATACCGTTCATCCATCTTTCAACTTCTCTACGAATTCCAAAATCTGTATCGTTAAATACAGTTGTTGTCCATACTTCAAAAGTTCTTTCACCAGCAACATAAAGTTGTCTACCTCTGAATGGAATTGCAATTTCAGCAAGTGTTTGACCAGGCAAAGATGCTGACCTACACAGAAATGCAAACTGTTCAGTATTGATAGCTGCAGTTACTTGTCCAACTGGTGGGGGTAAAATTACCCTAAACTGATTGGCACGAGCACCACCACCAGCGAGTCTTGATTTAAAATCGTTAATATTTGCCATCTAATTACCCTCCTATCTCTGTAAACGCAACACCAGTTCGTACAGCGACAAAGTTAAGAGTGATAAAGTTGATAGACCTTGTTGGTTTGACAAAAATGTCTGCAACAAATTCGTTTCTATCAATTACTTCACCAGTGTTATTAGATTCATCTGCAACTACTTTAAAGTCAGTAATACCTCTTCGTCCTTGAATCTCTCTCAAGAAAGGTTCTACTAAGTTTTTAAACTGAGCTCTTGTGAATTCATCATTGAACTCAAATAGTTGGAACTTAGCTGCAGTTGCGATTGCCTTTTCAAGAATAATGAATAATCTTCTAACATTAATTCTGTCAAACGCACTTGGTTTTGCAAGAGCAGTCTTATCACCAAATAACACAGTACCTTGGCCAGGAAATGAGTTGACTGGATTAATTCTTGCTTTATATAGTGTATCTCTTTGGTCTTTGTTAGGTTCGTATGCAAGTTTAACTGCACCTCTAATTTGACCTCTGGTAAAACCAGCAGGAGAGAAAAACGCATCTGCAACAGATTCAGTAAATGCAGTTACACCAGCGATATCACCATTTAATGGTACATAACGATATACATCGTTAAATCTATCATATTGGTATTTGTAACCACTATCAAAAACTGCAAATGATGTACTTGGAAGTAAATCAAAAAAGTTCTTGACATTTGTAGTTTGTGTGTTAGAATCTGCAACACCTACAACATCACTTCTTTCTGGAGAAATAAAGACTAATGCATCTTTTCTTTTTTCCACAATAGTTACTAAGTTTGTTGCAAGAGTTGAAGTTGCTTTTGCAGCCATAATTAGGTTTACATCAACTGCTTCACCGTCATCAAATCTTGCATATGAAGTAAGTTGTTCACCGTCTGTAACAGCATAATCGTCTGTTCCATTTGCAAGAGTTGACCTATCTACATTTTCTACACCAGTTGAAAGTTTGTTGAAAAACTTTGAACCTTGTACTGATAAATCAGATGAAAGAGGTTGACCCCAGTCACCAGATGCATCAATAGCTGCAGTTGGGTGGTCTCCCCAATATACAAATTTAGAATCTCTGTAAATTACATCTGGATAATAATTTGAATTACCTTGAGGTGTAGTTGCTTCTGGATGTTTTGATACAAATGCAAATGTTTCTAGCACAGAGTTTAATCTCTCACCAGCGACATCGTTATCAAAACCAGTTTGTCTTCCAGATGAATCATATACAACTATGTGTATTTCATCATCACCAACACCTCTTGCAGATGCAAATTCAGATGTGCCTGGAGCAGTATCAAATAAATCTGAAAATCTCCAGTATCTTTTTACATAAGAATCGTCTGCTAAGTCTGCGATTAATCCACTACCAGCAGGGTCATCTAACTGTCTTATTGTAATTGTTTCAGCAGATGTGTCAACTGCCGTAATTTCGTATTTTTGTGCTTCGTGTCCAGTTGCAAAAACTGTACCACCAGCATCTGAATAAAATTCTATAACTTCACCAACTGCAAAATCAGCTGCATCAAAAGCGTCCATAGTAATTGTTGCTTCAGCTGCACTTGCACTTGCATCGTTAACTTGTTTGTTTGACATTTCTGAAAAGTTGTTTTTATCACAAATGTCTATTTTAATTCCGTTTGCGTGTATACCAGCCGTTCTTGCTGACCAAGTACCGTGAGTACCTTGTCCATCTGCAAAAGACTCTTGATAATGCAAAGTGTTTCTGATTAAAATACCAGAACCACCAGAAGATGCATTTTTCAATGCGCTTTCAGTTCTTACAACTCTTAGTGAATTTGAATACTGTAAAAAGTTTGCAGCTGTGAAAAAATACTCAAAATTGTTTGCATTTGGTTTACCAAACACTTCAACGAGTTGTTTTTCGGAACTGATACTTGTTATTTCACTTACAGGCCCTTTTTCAAAGGGGCCACAAACAGCACCAATGGTTGTAGAAACGGCAGGAACAATATTCGTTAGGTCAACTTCTTTGACTTCTACGCCTGGAGAAACTTGAAATCCCATATTTCTACTCCTTATATAGTTTTATTAATCTACTACAACTATATTTATAAAAAATCATTTTTTGTATGTTTGTTTTTATACCAAGTCTAAATATAAATATGAGTGAACATTATCAAAAATACCGTAATACAATACGAAAAGTTGCACGAAGACATCGTAGACTAAAAGATAAATGGATTAACGAACAGTTAAGAGATAAATCTTGTAAATACTGTGGCGAGTCTGAGATAATCGTATTAAAATTTTATCCAGATGATAGAAAAATTCGTGCAGATTCTAAAAAGAAAAGTTTAAAAAAAGATACTAGAAAATTGTTATTAGAACAAATAGATAACAATGTAATAGTTTGTCATAATTGTTTTTTAAAAAAAGATAATGATTTGATTGATGAAGATGCATTTACCAATTTGTATCATACTTCCTAATAACTGGTGTCCACCTCTCACCATATTCATCTATTTGTGGTATAGGGTCATCAATACCGTTATCTAAAAATCCAAATGGTGCAAGGTCTTGTTCTAACTGATTTTGACTTTCTGCAAACAACTTAGCTCTAACATCACTATCAGTAAGTTCTTTAAAGTAAGTTTGTCCAGATAACCACGCAAACAATACACAACACATCATTAAATCATCGTGGTGACCTTCTTCTGCTTGATATGACTGTCCGTGAAGAACAAATGAAGACATCTCTGCAACTATATCGTAATCTTCTAATATAATCTTATTAGACTCTACCATTGTTTTTAGATTAGAACAACCGATTTTTTTGACTGCTTTAGTTGTTCTCACACCAAGTTGTGATTTACCACCACTAAATCCACCACCAACTATTTGACCAGCACGACCTCTCATACTTGCCATAATTAGATTATCATATTCTAAATCAAACTGAAGTGCATTTGCAACCTGTTCTCCAATATCATTCACCTCTACTAAAACAAATGCCTGATTATATGCTCTTGCGACATCGTAGATTTTACTTGGAAAGATAAGTGGTTTAATCTCGTTGTCTCTGAACTTTGCAACGATGCGATATGGCACTGTTGTTACATCAAAAACTATAAACGCAGAGTAATCATTTTTTGTTCCTCGTGAAACATCAGCAGTTAGAAGATATGTTAAACCCTCTTGCGGTTTTTCATAAACATCTAAACCAGCATTAGATTGTATCGGTGTCTTGTACGCAAGTGTTCTTAGTTTGTGTGGATTTATAAGTGTGTCAATAGAACCCAAGAACTCACACTCAAACTCTGTATTGAACTGTTGTTCACTTGTATTTGCGATTGTTTCTTTTTTCCATTTATCATCACGGCCTGGGACTTCACTCCAATGCACCTCTATCGGAATGTATCCGTTTCTTTCTTCTTCTGCATCTGTCCACAACTTGTAAAACATATTCATACCATGTGGTGTAGAAACGATTATAACCTTTGTTGTTTTACCAGATGAAATTGTAGGATACACAGAACTAAAGAACTGTTCTGCTACATTTGATGGCACATATGCAAACTCATCCAAGAATATGATGTTGTATGAACCACCTCTCACTGCACTTGCAGATGTTGATGATGCAAGTATCTTAGATCCATTCTCTAGTTCCAGTGAACCTTTGTTCCATGACATCACTCCTTGTTGCAACCACTTTGGTAGATGTTCATATGCAAGTTGCAATCTACCTAATAGATCTCGTGCAGTTGCAGCTTTGTTTGCAAGGATAGCAATATTAACACTAGGATTAAATAACGCATAGTGTAATAGATAAGATATCATCGTTGTAGACTTACCAGACTGTCGTGGTAGTTTACAGATTGTAAAACGATTGTTGTGAAATGTACCAACCATCTCTTTTTGAAAGTTGTACATCTTGAAAGGTATCAGTCCTTCATCAAGAGAAACAATCTTTACATAGGTTTGTATGA